CTTGCAACGTAGCTGCAAGATTAGAGTCAAGCACCAAGATAGCCGGTGTAGGCACACTAATAGGCGAAGAAACTGCAAAATATTCTTGCTATCCTTTGAAAGAACTAAAACCAATTGAAGTTAAAGGAAAGGCTAAACCATTAAAAGTTTACACTTGGGAATAATTTTTTATGATTAAAGACAAACCTGATAAAGTTGTATATAATCTTAAACATGAACTTTAAACTGTCATTAATTTTAAGTGGGTTACTACTGGCTTCTTTGGGGGGTTTTAAACTTTATTACGATAAATCAGAAGCTGAAAAGCAAGCTATGGCCGTGCAACTGCAACAATCTATGGACAATCAATTGTTATTAGAAAACTCTATTGCAAAACAAAACGAAGCAATAACGGAACACTTAAAAAAAGAAGCAGAAAATAAAACACGTATTTTAGAACTTTCTACAGCCAACAGTGCTGCTCAAGCAGAAGTTAATCGATTAAAAAAAACCTTTGCTAAACATGATTTAAACATGCTTTCTATGGCAAAACCTAAGTTAATAGAGCGTATTGTAAACAGAGCTACTGCAAAAGTAGGTCAAGAACTAGAAACTCTTACGGACCCTAATCAATTTGATGAAGATAATACAGCTACTGACATTGACAGCACTTCTTAGTGGCTGTTCTTTATTAGACTCTCGTTTTACTCCACCGGAAGTAAGGCCGGTGGAGATAATAACCGTAGAAAAAGCTGCGCCTGTATACCACCCGCCTTTACCTAATCAAATTACAGCTATGCCGGTAGAATGGAAAGTATTAACGCCAGACACTATGGAAGAATACCTTAACGATTTAGAAAAAGGAGAAGCCCCCTCCCAAGCTTTTTATGGTTTAACAAACAAAGGTTACGAAAATTTATCCAACAACATAGCTGAAATTAAACGTTACATACGTCAACTTTTATCTATAAACGAATATTACAGAAATTTAAATCAAAAAGAAAAGGAGTAGTTATGAGTTTAGTAAGCTGGTTAAAATCATTCTTCAAAGTTGAAGAAGAAGTAGAGTATGAAAAAGTTCGTACTAAAGACTGTAAAGGAAGATTTGTTGCAGACGATCCAGATACCCCAGAAAACGAGGCTTGGACTAAAACTCCTGCTCCAAAAAAGAAGAAGGCAAAGAAAAAACCTGCCGCAAAAAAGAAGAAGGCAAAGAAATGAAAATTAGTTTAGAAGGTATTAAGCTAATTAAAGCTTTTGAAGGCTGTGAACTAAAAGCGTACCAAGATGCGGTTAAGGTTTGGACAATTGCTTACGGTAGAATTAAAGAAGTTAAAGAGGGCGATACTTGCAGCCAAGAACAAGCTGAAGAATGGTTTGCAGAAGAATTACCGGAGTATGAAAGCTATGTAAATGACATGGTTGAAGTATCTTTGTTGCAAAATCAATTTGATGCTTTAGTTTCATGGGTTTACAACCTTGGTCCATCTAACCTTAGATCATCGACATTATTAAAAGTATTGAACTCAGGTGAATACAAAAGTGTTCCAGAACAAATAAAACGTTGGAACAAAGCCGGGGGCAAGGTGTTGGAGGGTTTGACACGTAGACGAAAATCGGAAGCTTTATTGTTTGAAGGCAAAGAGTGGGAACAGTTATGAATATAGTTCATATAAGACCTAGTAAGATTGTATTAGATGTTGTAAGATTGAGTGCGAAGTATGGATGAAATAGACGTTGTTCAGTTTACTTATAAAGTTATTCGAGAAAGACAATCTTTAATTAGAGACCTTTTAGAAAATAACGGTATAAAAAACATGGAACATTACCGAGAACTTATGGGAGAGTTGAATGGTTTAAATTTAATACGCCACGAACTCTCTGATATGCTAGAAAACCAGGAGAAGCTAAATGGCTGAAGCTGCACAAAAGAAAGAACCTAAAAACGATTTATTAAGCTCACTTTATGTTGAAGCTAAAGAAAAAACACTAGACCCCTCCTTAATAGATAAACCTATATTAGACCGTTTACCTTCCCCTACCGGATGGCGAATGCTTATTCTTCCGTATCGACCACCAAGAGAAACTAAAGGTGGCATTTTACTAGCTGACAAACACTTAGACGATGCTCAAGTGCAAACTGTTGCCGGTTACGTTTTAAAACTTGGCCCGTTAGCTTACAAAGATACTGAAAAATTTCAAACAGGACCGTGGTGTGAAGAAAATCAATGGGTAGTTTTTGCCCGTTACGCGGGTTCCCGTTTTAAAATTGAGGGTGGTGAAGTTCGTATTCTTAATGATGACGAAATTTTAGCTACTATCAAAGACCCCGAAGATATTTTACATACTTAAAGAGGAATTGTTTTATGGCTGCCACAGAAGCACAATTAGCAGAAGTAGAAGAAAAAAGTATCCCTTTAGATATTGTTGAAGAAAGCGTTGAAATTGAATTACAAGATGACAACGCTTCTGTAGAAGTAGTTACAGAAGAAACAGTAACTGAAGATGCGTCGGAACAAGAACAAGAGCAGTATAGTAAGTCTGTTCAAAAAAGAATTAATAAATTAACTAAACGTGTAAAAGACACAGAACGTGAACGTGAAGAAGCTGTTCGTTACGCTCACACTATGAAGTCTGAAGCAGACAAAGTTAAAACTAGGTTGCAAACGTTAGATCAAAGTTATCTTTCTGAATACGGAAGCCGCATTTCTGCAGAGCAATCGCAAGCCGAATCTTTGTTAAAAAATGCCGTAGAGCTTGGGGATTCCCAAGCAACCGTAGATGCTCAACGTCAGCTAACTAAACTTGCCGTAGCCGAAGATCGTTACAATCAAGCAAAAGCACAGCAAGAACAACAAAAAGCGGCTTATGAAGCACAAGCGGCTAACCAACAGCAAGCGGCAACAGCCGCTGGGCAACTTCAAAATGCCGCACCCCAACAACCCGACCCTAAAGCCGAAAAATGGGCTTCAGAAAATTCTTGGTTTGGTGAAGACTACACAATGACTTTTGCAACCTTTGGATTACATAAACAAATGGTTGAAGAAGAAAAATTTGACCCACGCTCAGATGAATACTATGATGAGTTGGACAAACGAATTAAAAGTGAGTTCGCTCATAAGTTTAAAAAAGATAAAACCGAGACCAGCAAAAGAACCGCTCAGAATGTTGCTAGTGTCTCGCGAGGAAGCAAATCTGGGCGCAGCAACAAGGTTAGACTCACCCCAAGCCAAGTAACAATTGCTAAAAAATTGGGTGTGCCACTAGAAGAATACGCTAAATACGTGAAGGAGTAGGTGAATATATGACTGAAAATACTAAAGAATCAAAAAGTTCTGCAGAGGATTTAAAGGCAATTCAACGTTCTTCTCGCGCCAAAACAACTAGAAATGCTACGACTAGGCGTAAGCCGTGGCGTCCATCGTCAAATTTAGATGCACCCCTTGCACCAGAAGGGTATAGTCATCGTTGGATTCGGGCCGAAGTTAGAGGACACGAAGATAAGTCTAATATTTCAGCACGTATGCGAGAAGGTTATGAACTTGTTCGCAAAGATGAATACCCAGATTTTGAAGCTCCTGTAGTTGATACAGGGAAACATGAGGGCGTATTTGGAGTAGGCGGATTACTTCTTGCGCGTATACCGTTAGAAACAGTAAAAGAAAGAACTGATTACTTTAAAAAAAGGCATTCAGATCAATTAGAAGCTGTAGACCACGATATGATGCGAGAGAATGCTCACTCTACAATGGCAATCAATAAACCTGATCGTCAAACTAGAGTAACTTTTGGTGGTCCACGTAAATAACGTAGACCGAATTTTATTTTAATTAGGAGATTAAAGAAATGGCAAATCAAGAAAGTGCCTATGGTCTTCGCCCAGTTGGCCTTGTTGGCGGCGGAGTTAATTCTACCGGTACTACCGAGTATGAAATTGCTTCCGACAACACTGATGCTATATTTCAATATGGAATAGTAGTCCCACTTGCCGGGGGTGTAATTACCTTTGCCGGCGCTACAAGCGGTGGAACTACACAAGCACTAGGCGTGCTCACGGGCGTTCATTACCATGATTCCGTCAAGAAAAAGCCTGTTTGGCTTAATTATTGGCCGGGTTCTGGAAGCGTAAGCGTGGATACAAATTATCCAGTAAAAGCGTTTGTTGCTGACAACCCAAACCAACTGTTCCAAGTTGCTACCGATGCTAGTATTACCAGCAGAGCCACTGCTCTGACTGCTGTATTTGCAAACGCAACACTTGGTACTTCTGCCCGTACAGGTTCAACTGATACGGGGCGTTCTAACTCAGCATTAAGTGTATCTTCAATCGCAACTACGGCAACTTTGCCATTGCGTGTTGTAGGTATAGTCAATGATGAAGCAAATAGTGATTTTACTGCAGCGGGTATCCCGTTATTAGTAAGACTAGGAGCTCATTTTAATGCGTCAACCCGTCGTTTTGATTCGCAGACTACTGCGGATACAACCGGCATTTAAAGGGGATTATTGAATGGCTATTTCGAGAGCACAATTAGCGAAAGAGCTCGAACCCGGTTTAAATGCTTTATTCGGGCTAGAGTATGACAGATATGAAAAAGAGCACGCTCAGATCTTCGACGAAGAATCTTCTGATCGAGCGTTTGAAGAAGAAACAATGCTATCAGGCTTTGGTACCGCACCGGTAAAAGCTGAAGGTAGTGCAATTTCTTTTGATGATGCGCAGGAAACATTTACTGCACGTTATACGCATGAAACTATTGCGTTAGCGTTCTCAATTACAGAAGAAGCAATCGAAGATAACTTATATGACCGTTTAGCTGCCCGTTACACACGCGCACTAGCACGTTCTATGAGTCAATCGAAGCAAATTAAAGCCGCTTCTATATTGAACAATGCTTTTTCTACAACCAATCCGGTTGGTGACGGCGCAGCACTTTGCTCCTCATCACACCCATCTATCAGCGGAAATCAAAGAAATCTATTGTCTACGGCTTCAGATTTAAACGAAACTTCGCTTGAGCAGATGTTGATTGATATTGCAGGTTTAACCGATGAACGCGGTCTTAAAATTGCAGTTCGAGGAATGAAGTTAATTATTCCTAAAGAACTACAATTTGTTGCAGAACGTGTAATTGCTTCAAACTTGCGACCGGGTTCAGCAGATAACGATGTAAACGCAGTAAATTCTATGGGTATGATCCCAGAAGGAGCGGTAGTTAACCACTTCTTGACAGATACTGATGCGTTTTTCATTAAAACTGATGCACCAAATGGTTTTAAATTATTCCAAAGAACCCCTATTCGCACAGCGATGGAAGGCGACTTTGATACTGGAAATTCTCGCTTTAAAGCAAGAGAACGTTACAGTTTCGGAGTATCTGACTGGCGTGCTGTATTTGGGACTCCTGGAGCTTAATTTAAGCTTATGTTACAAAAGAGGGGCAGCTTTTAGCTGCCCTTTCTTTTTTGTAGGATCTGCTATAAACTAAGAAAGAAGATTTTATCTAGGCACAATGGAACTTACCGACTGACCTAGCAGACTCGCCAAGACGGTAAGGGAATTAAGGGGACTTAATTATGGCAAATACAACGTTTAATGGACCAGTCCGGTCCGAGAATGGTTTTAAAACTATTGATGTAACCGCAGCAACAGGAGCCATCGCTGATGGTTTAGTAATTAATTCAGATGGTAATATTTTTACTGATGCTGGTGCGCATACTCAGTATGTAGCAGCAACAGGATATGGTCCTGCTGACTTTATCGTAGGTAAAGGTGGTAGCCAATATAATACTGTTGATCCGTTTACTTCAGGACTTTCAGAGTTATTTCCTTTAGGCAGTAGATTACTTTATGGTAATACTGTTTATGCTTATGGTAGATTAGCAGCAACTGCTGTAACAGCAGGTAAATGTGTAACTCACGCTGCTTCAATAGCACATCACTTTGATTTAACTCCAACCGCAGGTGTCGCTGCTGGTGAAACTGCAATTTCAGTTGAAACCGCAGGTACAGACATTACGCTAAATCAATACGCTAATGGTTATCTATATGTAAATGATGCCGCTGGTGAAGGTCAGATGCTTAGAATTAAATCTAACCCAGCACATGACCATTCATCGGATCCATCTATCGTAATAACTTGTTATGACGATCTAGCAACTGCAATAACAACATCTTCAAGAATTACATTAATTCCTGATCCACGCAGTGGGCAAATTGTTCAAGCCGCTACCACTACAGGCGCTACACTAGGTGTAACTGTTGTCGATATGGCAGCAAGTGCTTATGGTTGGTTTGCAGTATCAGGTCCACAAGCTGTATTAACTTCAGGTACATTAGTTGTGGGCAACCATGCAGTGCCTTTAGGTGCAGCAGGAGCAGTAGGGCCCGCCGCAGGAGATGTGATACAAGTAATCGGTACAGTTATGATAGTTAACGTAACTACTGATTATTCCTTAATCAACCTTACAGGTATTATCTAGGAGCATATAATGGCTAGATCAGATGTAAAAGCGGTCACTATAACCGCAGACACAGTAGCCTTAGATGCAGATGGAATATCCGTAGCAGCGTCAGTTGGAAATAATGCAGCCCTCGTAATTGGGGGAGCATTAGCTTCTGGCGGAGCAGTTGCACTCAGTCATGGGAGGGTAGTCACTATCCTCTCGGCTGGGAACGATGCAGCTAAATCGTTTACTGTTACGGGAACTGATGTCAATGGGGATGCTCAAACAGAGTCCATTACAGGTGCTAATGCAGGAACTGCTACTGGCACTAAATACTTTTTAACTATATCGGGTATTTCAGCCGTTGGTAATCCAGCAGGTAATGTTTCAGCAGGAGTAAATGGTTCAGCCGCAGATGTTATATTTGCAGGTAGAGCTAGACTTAAAGGAATTTATCTAACCAGTACAGCAACTGCAGGTACTGTTGATTTCTTAAACACTTCTCCTTCAGGAACAAGTATTATGGGATTAAGTTCTGTTGGTGATGCTGATGCAACAAGAGATGTAGTCATACCAGAAGAGGGAGTAATATTTACTGATGGTATTTATATTCAATACACTGTATCTACTTTTCTTACATTGACTGTATTTCATGCCTAATGGCGAAATGGCAAAATAAAGAAGTAACACTTAATAAACCCAGGGCTATTCCACAGGGCAATGGCGGTTTTGGTAAAAAACGTAAAGAAGTTTATGTTATGTGTCCCAGTAGTGATGGCGGTAAAGTAAAAAGAATTACTTTTGGCGATAAAAAAATGGGTATGCATAAAAACAGTGCTGCTAGAAAAAAAAGTTATTGTGCTAGAAGTGGTGGAATAAAAAGCGATAGATGCAGTGCTAACTATTGGGCGCGTAAAGATTGGGACTGTTAAATGGCTGCAAAAGCAAAAAGCAAAGGTAAAATTTGTCCAGAAGGTAAAGCTTGGGCAAAAAGAACCTTTGATACATATCCTTCAGCCTATGCAAACATGGCTGCATCTAAGTATTGTAAAGATCCAAACTATGCTAAAAAATCTAAAAGAACTAACAAATCTCATGGTGGACTTGTAGATATTAGAGGTCAAGGCAGAGTAATGAAAGCGAGGCTTAGATAATGGGTCAGCTTAAACAATGGAGAGACCAAAACTGGAAAAGAATAGATAGTCAAGGCAATATTGCTGGAGAATGTGGTACTAGTAAAGATAAAAAAAATCCAGATCGTTGTTTACCAGCGTCAAAAGCAAATAGTCTTACTAAAAAACAAAGAGCTTCAACTGCAAATAAGAAAAAAAGAGAAAGTGCAACAGTTGTTGCAAATACAAAAGCAGCTAAAGTTTCTGTAAATTCTGGTGGCGAGATTAGAAAACAAAATAGAATAAAAATGAAAAACGGTGGCTTTATTGCAAAAGGTTGCGGTAAAGTATTAAACGATAGAAGAAAAGTAACTACAATTTCTTGAGGAAAAGATATGTTTAAAAGAACTAAAGGATACGCTAATGGTGGATCTGTAAAAGGCACTAAATACATGGCAAAAGGCGGTCCTTCAAAAAAAACTAAAGGCATGGCAAAAGGTGGTAAAGCTACTAAATATATGGCTAAAGGTGGTAGTGCTATGAAGGGTACTAAATACATGGCTAAAGGTGGAGCTACGAAAGGAACTAAATACATGGCTAAAGGCGGTAAGCGTTAATTTACAATTCTTATGTCATATTTAATTTCTAACATACCCCAGTTTAAATGCTGGGTAAGAAAAGAATTTACAGCAAATCATAGCAAATATCATGGAGAGTATTTACATGCTCTTGCTATAGCTGTTAATACAATTCCAGACAGGTCTTTATCGTTCCAAGTAGTTTTTACTGGCTGTGAAATAGACAGCATGGAAGATGCAGAGAATGTTCATGGTGGTGCTATGTGGGCAAGAATGCCTATACAAGCCTTAGTAGCAGATATACCATTAGGTGAATGGCCTTCACCAATGGAAGATCATTTAGCTCAACCGTGGGATTGTTTAAGTCACGAACATTCTATTGTTGTTATGGACAGAGTAAGTTCATCCCCCTGGCTATGTAAAATAGGTGGAGAATTTCATACAGGTAAATATTTATTTACTGTAGATTATACTGATAATTCAATAGCAGATGATCCTGCTCAACATAAGCAGTCACATGTGTTATATTTAACAGAAGCTGGTGAATATACTGGTAGTTTTGTAGCCTTACCTAATAATAGAGTAAGAGCAACAAATCCTGCTTTATGGCGTGTAGGTGAGGGAGCGCCAGACTTTATGCCCTCTCAATGGACGCATTCAGCAGAACAACATGAAAGTTATATAGATCCAAACATTACATTTAATAATCTATATGCTCCAGAGGAAGATTAAGATGGCAGAACTTACTAAAGCTCAAACAAGAAAAATGATTAAAGAGTTAAAAAATGCATCTAGATTACATGCTAATCAAGCTCAAAGATTACAAAAAACTTTAAAAAATATTAAGAAAAAATAATGGCAATATCAAATAGCACAAATTTTGAACCTAACGTAACTGAGTTTGTAGAAGAAGCTTATGAGCGTTGTGGTCTTGAATTGCGTACAGGTTATGATTTAAAAACAGCAAAAAGATCAATTAATCTTATGTTAGCTGAATGGGCTAATCGAGGATTAAATCAGTGGACTATAAAAGAATCTACGCAAACTGTTACTCAAAGCACCGCTTCCTATCCTTTAGATACTAGTGTAATTGATATATTAGACATGATATTAAGACGTACAATTAATGGCACAGTAACTGATACAAGCATGAATAGAGTAGGTCGATCTGAATATACTAATATTCCTACTAAATCTACAGAAGGAAGACCATCCCAGTTCTTTTTTGACAAATTAACTACACCTATTATAAAAGTTTGGCCTACACCAGAAAACTCTACAGACATATTAGTTTTTAATAATTTAATAAGAATGGATGATGCAGATACCGCCATTAATACAATGGATATGCCATTTCGTTTTTATCCTTGTTTTACTGCTGGTTTAGCTTTTTATCTTTCAGTAAAAAGAGCGCCAGAAAAAACACAATTACTAAAAGAATTATACGAAGAAGAGTTTAGAAGGGCTGCTGACCAAGACGAGGATAGAGTTTCTTTTAAAGTAAGACCTGGCATAAGAAGTACCTACTAATGGCTTACGCAGTTGGAAAATATGCACTTGGTTTATGTGATCGTTGTGGTTTTGAATATAAACTAAATGAATTAAAAGAAGAATGGAATAAATTTAAGACTTGCCCTGAATGTTTTGAGCCTAAAGCACCTCAATTAGGACCTACTCCAACCGTAACTGATGCAGAAGCTTTGTATAAGCCACGGCCTAATAATGATAAAGAAGTTGGCGAAGGTTTTGTTGTTGTAAGTGATGCTAATGTATTTAATTCTACTAGTATTAACTCTTTATCTATGAATCCTGCTTTATTAGGTGCTAATTTTAAAGTTTCAAAAATGACATCATCACTAGGAACGGTTACAATCACAATATGACTTATAACGAATTATATGCATTGATTCAAAGTTTCACTGATAATGATGAAGCAACTTTCAATACGACTATCCCTGATTTTATAAAAAATGCAGAAGATCGTATATTTAATCTTGTTCAAGAAGATTACTTTAGAAAAAACCAACAAGGTACTTTAACTGTAGGTAATCGTTTTTTAACATGCCCTACAGATTTTATTTTAAGTTTTTCTTTAGCAGTCATTGATGGAACAACAAATGATTATATCTTTTTAGAAAAGAAGCACCCCAGTTTTATGCAGGAGTATACTCCTGACATATCTGATACCAGTCTTAGAGGACTGCCTTTGTACTACGCAGATTTCGATAAATCTTACAGCACTTCTGGAAGTTCTGGAACTACTATCGTTGTCGCGCCATTACCCGATTCTGCTTACACAGTAGAGTTGCATTATCTCTATCGACCAAACAGTTTAGTAACTACTACAACTGGTACTTGGTTATCTCAAAATGCTAGAGATGCTTTACTATATGGCTCATTAGTTGAGGCTTATACCTTTATGAAGGGTGAACCAGATTTACTCGCTACTTACGAGACTAGATTTCAAGAAAACATAGCTAGATTGAAAAATAGAGCAGAAGCTAGAGGCAGACGCGATGAATATCGTTATGACTCACTTCGCTCACAAGTAAGTTAAAACATAAAGGAGAAAGTATGAAACCTATCAAGGGACTTGAAGGTAAAACTGTGGCTATAGTAGGCATGGGCAAAAGTTGGTTTGATTACGACTTAGCAAAATCACATGGTGTACATTTTGATGAAGTATGGGCTATCAATGCAGTATCAAATGTAATATTTCATGATCGTGTTTTTATGATGGATCCCGCTTCAAGGTTCTTAGAAACCGATGATGCAGGTGGCCAAACAAATACTATGTCTCACATCTGTAAAACACACAAAGGTCCAATTTATACTTGTGAATTAGATAAGCGATGTCCTGGCTTAGTTGAATACCCAGTTAATGAGGTTGTATCAGAATTTAATTGTTTTTATCTAAATAATACAGTTGCTTATGCTATTGCATTTGCAATGTGGAATAAAGTAGGTTGTTTAAAGCTATTTGGCATAGATTTTACATACAAAGGTAACTTACATTTTGCCGAGGCAGGCAGAGCTTGTGTGGAGTTTTGGCTATGTAAATGCATGGAAAACGACATTAAAGTTGAAGTTGCACATTCTTCTTTCTTGCTAGATACAGCAATACCTAACGAAGAAAGATTATATGGTTATCACCGATTAGATGATCCAAAAATGATAGTAGCCGATAATAAAAATAAATTGTGTGTTTTTAACAAAAGCCAAGTAGAAAAAGGCAGACTAGACAACAAAGAAAAAGAACAAGAATTTGTTTATGTAGATAGATATGATTCTAATTTAAAAAAATCCCAAGCAGGAGATCCTAAAAAATGGTAATTAAAATTACGCCAGATGGGATTCCAGAATTAGGCATGGTCGAAATAGCGACAACTAAGTTTGGTGGACACCCCCCTGAGTTTTGGGCAGAGCAATTAACTGATAAAATATGCGGATATTCTGACAATAATGAACCTCATATAAAAGAGCAAGCTAGAGCTTATAAGGATTTAATTCGTCAAGTGTGTTTGATTTACCTTAAAAATGCTATAAAATCTTATAAGGCAAGTCTCATACAAGAGTTATTGAAAGCTGGCGATGAAGATTTAGCTAATATTATTAAGAGGATATAAGTATGGCAATCACAAGCACACTAACAACAAGCTTTAAAGTACAGTTGTTGACTGCTACTCATAATTTTACCAACAGCACTGGCAATAGTTTTAAATTAGCTTTATATACAAGTTCTGCTACTTTAGGCGCAACTACTACAGCTTTTACAACAACTGGACAAGCTTCTGGTACAAATTATAGTTCAGGTGGATCAGCATTAGTTAATGTAACTCCAAGTTCTACTGGAACTACAGCAGTTACTGATTTTAACGATTTAACATTTTCTACTGCTACAATAACTGCTCGCGGTTGTATGATTTATAACGATACTAATGGCGATAAATCAGTAGCAACAATTGATTTTGGTGGAGATAAAACCAGTACAGCAGGCGATTTTACAGTTGTTTTTCCCGCAAAAGCAGCAGGAACAGCTATAATTCGTATAGCTTAATTAATTAAATGTCCGATCAACAATTAAACGGTTGGGGACGAGCAACAGGGTGGGGAAGCCTAGCTTTTGGCGAAGGTACAGTTCCTGTAAGCCCATCTGCACCAGCGGCTGCTAATGCAACTGGCGCACCTACCGCTGGAGTAAACGCACAGGCCATAGCAGTATGTCCAAGTGCTTTAGGAACATTAGGTTCTGTATCTGTTCTTGTTGATGGCGAGGCAAATGTTTTTCCATCAGGAGTAGCAGTAACTTCCGCTCTTGGCAGTATATCTTTAGTAACAAATAACAATCTATCAGTATCAGGATATGCTATAACTAGTACGTTAGGCACAGTAACTGTTGATGCTGAAGCAGACGTTACTCTAGGATCTTTAGATGCTTTAACAGGTAATGTAGGCATATTGGTAGCTTGGAGTATGATTGATGAAGATCAAACATCTCGCTTCCAAGATATAAGTGAAAGTCAAACTCCAAATTGGACAGATGTTGCAGCCTAACAAATTGAGTATATAATGAATATACTTAGAATAAATTATATAGAATTTTTAGTGGAGACAATAAATGGCATCGACTTACGTAAATGACCTAAGATTAAACGAAATGGCCACTGGTGATGCCAGTGGAACCTGGGGTACTACAACTAATACCAACCTAGAGTTAATAGGTGAAGGTCTTAGTTACGGAACTGAGGGTATAACTACTAACGCTAATACCCACGCTTCAGTTGTAGCAGATGGTGCAACTGATCCTGTACGTTCAATGTATGTTG